AGACATTGGCATATAGTTGCTGATAACATAATCAAAGTCGCTGCTGACGCTCGGAGATCCGTAGAAATTTGGAGTTCCTGTAGCGTCTGTTACATTATATTCAACAAAACCAGCATCAGTAAACAAATCATCGCCATCGATAATTCTAATCTCACCGCCTAGTTTATGAGTAATTGTAATTTTACCATCTAGTACTGTAGCTTCAACGTTTACAAAACCAGCATTGTTAATAGCCTGTCTTAATGTATTAGCATCCGCACCTGTACCTGCTGAGGTAAAAGTTATTGAAATAGCACTTGAAAGACTAGCATTATTAACAAGACTTTCTCTCATACTAAATGCGTAAGAACCACTAAATGTTCCTGCTCCAATTGTATCAGATGTTACAGATGTCGCACCTTTAATTTTTCTAACAAAAATTTTAAAACTAGCAGTTTGAGGTGTGTTATCGTAGCCAGTATCTTCAGTGTAATTGTATTGTACATACACTGTATCTTTATCAATCCCAGCACCGCCACCTGTTTTGTTAACTCCAAAGATAGCACCTTGTGCGTTAGCCGATAAAGGAGCAGCTACTTCTAACCATGATTTAGAAGAACTATTCCAACGTTTTACTCTCCAACGTGCTCCAAGATTAGGATCAGTTGTCTTAACCCATATAGATCCGCTTGGTCTAGAAATAGCAGCGTTTGATTTCCATTGAGGAACTTGTGTATGCGGAGACATAGATAATTCTGGACCGTAATATGTTCCTGCTGCAACGCCAAATAAACTTAACACAGTTGCTGATCCATCTTGTAATACAAGAGCGTTACTGCCAGTTGAATCGCCAACCATGTCATCTGTAGCGTCTGTAATGTATAATGTTACAAATCCATTTACGTTAGCTGCTCTAACACCTTGGATTAAAGCATTATTAATCAATGTAACCATGCCGCCTACAGTTGTATAAGCTGGAACGTTAATCTGTACTCCATTAATAATAAAAGTTGATGAACTTGTTTTTGATGAATGTCCGTCTATTTCGGCTGTAAATGATGGCCAAAACTTACGCCATTCTTTTGTACCTAGCAATTCCCAAGATACTGGTTCGCCTACTGTAGTATAATCTTTGCCTTTGTAATAGACTCTGATAACATCAGACGCTGTAACTACAGCATAGTCGCCAACACGACCAACACCACTAGCTGGTTGGGTTCCGTTTAGACTTTCTGTATCTTCTGCGGTAATGACAACGGGCACTTTGTTATTAAATTTTTGTCCTGCTAATCCGGCAGGAGCTGAATCCCACTCAAAAATACCCCAGTTGGTACTTTGAGTATCTAACCACCACTGACCGCTTGTTGCTTCAGAACCAGGAATTTCTGATTTAGCAGTTAGGTCATCTAAATTTACTGCTGCTCTGACTACATAGGCAGAATTAGCAGATCCCAAGAAACTATAGGCTGTCTGTAAGCCATATTCGTTTCTTTCGTCCCCGTGTATTGGAGAACCTGATATTGTTCTCCTAAATGTTGGTGTGCCAAAGAAATCAACAAGTTCTCTTTGACTTGAAACTTTGTATACTTTACCTGCGTTGGTTGCTAGTGTACCTTGTGCGGTACCTGTTCCGCTAGCGTTTGCTTTGTTTTCTGCAGTAGCAATTACGATTAATGGAGTCGTGCTGCTTTCAGCTGGAGTATAAAAACTCTCATCGATTACTGTAACTTCTACGCCTGGTGAATTAAGTGCCATTCCGTTGTCTCCTGATGGTTTGAATCTTGTATAATATTTATTCAGTAAACCAAAAAACACAGAGTTTAAACTGTCGGAAAAGGGGTGAAAAAGGTCCAAATTCTTTAAATAGATGTATGAGACCCCTATGTAAATGCGGACAAAGGCCGGCCGCTATAAACTATCGCAAAGAAAAAAGAATCTATTATAGATCTCTTTGCGAAATCTGTTTAAAACACGGAAAGTATCACGGCATACCTAGATGGTATAGAGCAGGGTATAGGAAAAAAAATGCCTGCGACAAATGCGGTTTTAAATCACCGCACCCTGAAATTTTCGCAGTTTATCATGTCGATGAAGATCTTAATAATTGTAAGATTGCTAATCTAAAAACAGTATGTGCTAACTGTCAACGAGTGTTAGCTAAAGAAGGCATTAAATGGAAACAAGGTGATCTTGTTGCTGATTTTTAATCAATCCTTCAATCTTTTCAAATAGGTCTGATATACCATCGTTGTTATCTAATACAGCATCAAACTTTGTCCCTACCCAGGCTGTTTCCGAAGCATGTATTTTAAATTGATTTAATCTATCTTTGCTTAAAGCCCAATGTACATGTTTTGGTCCGTGATTGACAGCTACAGCATCGTTATACCATTCGGGTTCCGGTCCGCGGACTACTCTTACTACTATTCCGCCAGCCTTTCGAATGCTTTGTATTTCATTAGGAAATCTACAATCTGAAATTACTACGTTGTCTTTGGAATTTCTAAGTTTATTTTCTAGACTAGCAATCCATATGTCATCATGGAAACTTTTGCGGCAAACTTCTGTGCCCCAGTATTGTAATACCCATCTAGGAGTTAACGTAGGCATCGATAGACGTTCTGCCCACCATGGATCTACTTGTTCTCGCCATTCTCGGGCTTCTTTAGTACGGCCTTCAAGCATGGTTCTGTCCCAGCCGAATACTGATGCCACAGCATCTTTTAATGTGTTGGCAAACGATTCGCGTCTAAATTCGTGAAAGTTTACAAGATAATCAGCAATGGTGTCTTTGCCTGATCCAATAAAACCGCATACTCCAATAATCATAGTATCTCCTAACAATACTAATATTGTAGCAGTTTTTTATTTTACGGTCAACCGACTACGAAAGTGTATCCAGCATTAGCATGACCAGGAACAAAGTTAACCAATTCCGCTGTTAGTCGTTCAATATCAGCTGTTGCTTCTTGTTTAAGTGTAGCACCATTTAATGATGTGCCGCCCTGTGGGCCAGCAATTTGAGCAAATTTCTCGCGGGCTTGGCCAAGCATCATTTTACAGTTAGCTAATGTGTAGTCTTTGATCCATTGACCGGCATAGGTATCAACTAGGATAGCCACGTCTGGGCGTGTGTTGTAGCACCAGAGCATAATTTCTTCGTCAGTTCTAGGACGTTGATGTATAGTTAGCTTGTGAGATTGAGCGTGCCATGTAAATTGTATAAAACTGCCAAACATCTTGCCCACACGTTCTTGATATCCAGCAAACAATTCATATGTTAATAACCCGCCCATATTAGTTGAACTTAACAAATAGGTATTTGTATAGGCTAAGTTGAACGGTTCAAACACTGTTCCACCGCCACCGCCACCAGATCTAGATCCAATGCTTCGTCGATAAATTTCCCGTACTACTTGGATTTCGTTTGGTAAGGTATAAACGTTTTGATCTTCGGATAGGGTTAAAAACGCAAAACTTTCTTCTACAGAATTATCCCCTCGTTGCCGAAACACTGCTAAACTACGCTGAATTGCTGTTTCGTAGTGCTGCGGGTCTAGTTCTACGTCGACCATGCCGTCGCCCAGCATTAAGCGACAATAGTCGAATACTTTTTGTTTTTCTTGATCTAGTTGGCTCATGCTAGTATTTATTACAGCGGTAAATATATGACTATGCCAAGACTCAGTTTATACAAGCCCGAAAAAGGCAATGATTACAAATTTATAGACAAAAATATCTGGGAAATGTTCCAAGTTGGTGGTACAGATGTTTTAGTTCACAAATATATAGGACCTGGTGATCCGTTGCCCGGTGCTAGCACACCTACAACACCGGTTTATACTGGTGGTATTCCTGAGTTACAAATACAAGATTTGTTGTTTCTAGAAAACAGAGACAGAAAATACGACCCCGATGTATACATTTTGAGAGGTGTATACAACATAAGCGATCTAGATTTTAATCTATCACAGTTTGGTTTATTTTTACAGAACGACACAGTTTTTATCACTTTCCATATTAATGATACTGTAGAAAAAATAGGTAGAAAATTACTAGCTGGGGACGTTATTGAGCTACCGCATTTGAAAGATTACAATGCCTTGAACGATTTAAAATTTGCTCTAAAAAGATTTTATGTTATAGAAGAAGTTAGTCGAGCTGCAGAGGGATTTTCTGCCACATGGTATCCACACTTGTATAGAGCAAAATGTACTCCATTAGTAGACAGTCAAGAATTCAAACAGATTCTAGATGGGTTAGCCGACGATACTGGAGAGGATACTAATACTACCTTGCGTGATATAATGAGCACCTATGAAACAGAGATGCGTATCACCGAAGCAGTATTAGATCAAGCCGAATCAGATGCTCCCAAGAGTGGCTATGATACCACAATGTATTACACCGTACCATTAGATGAGCAAGGAAATGTAAAACTAGTCACCACAGACGACGGTGATATTGAAGCCAGCAACGAAAGTGCTGCGGTAGATGCCAGTGTCATTATAGCAACACCAACCAAAGATGGATATCAAAGTTATCACGAAGATGGAGCAACTCCCAACGGTGCTCCTTTTACCAGCGG